AGTCAATAGACCAGTAGAAAACGTATATTTGAAGTCACCTGAAGGATCTGTTGGATCACTTGACGCGTTACTATTTTTGTTGTATAGTTGTACGACTGCAGTATTGTATCCGTCTAAACCTGTTCCTGATAGAACAGTTGCGCCACTAAACTCAGATGCTGGAATAGTATCTGTGGTGTCCGTATTTGATGCAGTTGCTTGCTTCACCCAAACATAATTGCCTGGAGCAACTGTCGGTAAATCTTGAGACCAACCGTTTAGAGTTCCTCCTGACAATTGACCTGTCGCATATGTGTATGTGAAATCACCTGAAGGGTTTCCGGTAGGTGCTGTGGTATTACTTGATCCAGCCTTGAATATAAAGACCGTAGCAACACTTGTTGCTGGATCTGGTTGTGTCGGTTGAAAACCAACACGAGAAAGAACAACAGGACCGTTCCAATCATCTTGATCAAAAGTTGCGGTAGATCCTGCTAAACCTTCTAAAGTTATGGACACCATCCAAAGTGCTTCCGAAAAGGAAAGACTGTCTGGACTAGTTGACCATCCATTAAAGGCAGTGGAGACACTAGCAGTTAGTACCCCACTTTTAAAGTTATATGTAAAGTTTCCTTGCGGCACAGTTGGTTCACTAGCATCTGCACCAGTCTTGTAAAAATATTGCAGCGTTACTTGAGAGTTACCGTCTTGTAAATCTACAAAAGTGGTCGTACCTCGAGCGGTTTTTACAGTTGTCATAGAAAACTTACCTTATCAACAATAATTATGCAGTTGTTACAGTAACAGTACAAGTAATGCTAACTGGTTCGCCTGTGTCTGGAATGTTTGATGGACCGATAACAAGCTGATTAACCCCATAACCTTGAGCAGCAGTACCACTTTGAGTAGGAACGCCGTCTTGGTTTGTAGAAATTACTTTAGTTGACTGATTATAGTAAACTTGTGATCCATCCAGATATTCCCAATCGTATTCGACTCTTGGTAAATTGCCTTCCCCCATATCAACCATTTCATGACCTGTGTTAGCGTCATAAACGGTAGCGACTGCTGTGATATCATCTCCTGAATTGTTACGGAAAATACCATTACTTGGAACGACGTTGACATAAACAGCGCCAGCACCTGCGCGAACTTTAGCAAAAGTTACTGCGTCTTTTCCGGCAGCTGCACCAGAAACACGAACTGTTAGTGTCGCGACATTACTACCAAGATTTTCTTTCTTGATCAAAAGTCGAGCGCCACTACTCAAAGTGTTCGGTATAGTACCTGTTGAGTAAGTACCAGTGCCATCTGTGTCATATCCTGCGATACCACCTGGACTGTTACTTGTTGATGTCTGCGGGACAAAAGCAGCACCGTCCATTGAAGTTTCGTAATCAAGTGCGCCAGGATTTCCTGTGATGTCCATTGTAAGATCAGAGTTACTTTGACTTGGTAACATATTACCATCAGCATCAGCAGAAAACATCTGACTTGATGGCGTTAAGTTAATAACAGTACCACCCGCGCCATCTTGAACACGGTTGACTGTTAGTTGTAGGGTAAATGATTTTACAGTTCCAGTGTTATAATAAACCGGCACTGTTACGACATTATAGTTAGCAACACCGATTGCATCAGCTTCAATTTCACCACTAGATGATACTGTGAATTCCCATCCTGCCGAAGAAGAAGAAAGTGTTCCTATTCCGAATTTTCCAGATTGTGGAGTATCTCCCGCTTCATAAGTTTGCTCGGTTCCACCTACGAATACCTTTACGAAACTTGAAAAGTCATCGATAGTGCCTTGGTGTACTGTGCCAGCGTCATTAGCAACGAATGTGTGGTTTTCATTGGTTAGGAACGCTGTTACTGAATCCTGACCGTCTTTTAGGTCAGTTAAGGTTATGGCGGCCGTAGCCGTTCTTATTGCCATGATTAATCCTCTTGAATTTTATCTGTAATAGTTAATTGTAAGTTTAGCGTTCCTTGATTAGGTACCGCTTGGGCATCAATAAAAATTGATCTTAATTCTCCATTCGAAAATGAATCTGAAGAACTTTTTGCAGGGACTCCGAAACCAACTGGGCATACGCCATCAGTTGCGGCAACGACTTCACCATTTAAATGAGAAACTTCACGTGTAGATAAATTAACACATACAGGATTCTCACCATCAGACCATTCATAGTTAAAATTAGAATAATCGTTTGAGGGTAAACTTTCACCATCAGCAATAATATTCGCTTTTAGTTCTGTTTGTCCTTGATCTTCTCTGAAAACATTTCCATTAGAAGATATAATGTTTACATCGAGATCTTCAAAACCTCGATCAAAAACTAAAACTGGGGTTGACCACCTACTAGATTCCAACGTAACCGAATCTTCGGTACTTATCAAAATCGATTGAATTAAAAATACGAATCTACCAGAACTAATAGAAGGCGCTTCTGTCTGCCATCCTTTGAAATCTAAATCTGTATCATCAATCTTTGTTAGGGCGCCTGTCTCAAATGTAAAAACAGTAGAAAAATCTATGTCTTCTTCTGACGGCAAAACATCTGCAGAGAAAGATTTATACAGAAGAATGTTCGCTGAATTTGCACCATCAATGATATTAAGATCTTCTAATTGTTCTTGTATTCCTTGATCAATAAGTGCTCGAATGGCATCCATGTCAACATCTCCACCACCGCCGCCTAAAGACAGCAAGTAGTACACTTCTTCGAAGTTATCGTTGATCTTGTCACCAGCAGCACGTAATGTATCGCCAGTGCCGTCGTTAGCGCCTACTCCGAGATTTAGTTTTTGCTGAGACATGAATAGTATACCCGTGCGTTAAAGTTTTATTATTCTATTTATATTGATTATGAGACTTGTATTGGAATGGTTTTAGTAAATGTCATATCGACATTTTCAAAATATGATGAAGCGGTGACAGAAATATCATCCCCTACATATACATTGTCTCCTAGATACGCTGTGTAAGTTGATCCATTCTGTGACTCTACAGTACTTAAAGGAGATCCATTTTCATCGACCCAACCTGTAGGGAATTGTAAAGTTACAGCGGCCGGTCCTTGAGATTCAACATACATGAAATCTACAGAAGAAGATAAGTTCTTGTCTACTACAAGAAGTTCATCTGTATATCCTGCATCATTATCTGGTACGTGCACTTTTGGTTTCATAGAATCAATCGCGTAGAATGTAGTCGAACTGTCTCCTTCATAAGCAAGTCCGAATGAAGTCGAGAAAATAACCAAAGGACTTGTAGGAGAAAGATCTAGATCTGGGACACCAGATAAATCCATATCTACGGTAAGATTAATGTGAGTGTCTGATACTGAAGACAAACCTTCAACGTCAAATGACATCTCAATTTTTGTAGGAATAACTACTGAAGGATCTAAGTGTAAAGAATCTACGAGATGGTCTGGATCGTTACTGTATTCTTCAATTCTAACTCCATGAGTTACTAGAGTATTATTTAGACTGTTCGAAGTTGTTGTGAGTTTTATATTAGGCGCAAACGATTCACCATCAGACGCGGTAGAAAAATTAGATAAAAATATGTTAGTATCAACATCATTAATTTTAGATATGACACCAGTTATTTCGTACTGTTCACCACTATACACAGATCTTTCTAACCATACGCCCGAATCGATATCTCCGGAAGATGATGTTACTAAATATGTGCCGTCTAAATTAAAATTGATGTTGAGACTCACCGTTCTTGGAAAAAACGCAACCCAATATTCCCAACCTGGTAATCTATATCCGTTAGTTGGATTATAATTAGTCACTCTTCTTGGTCCACTTTCTATCTGTAAAGTGGTATCTGCAATAGAAATTCCATTAGGATAATTATCCGGTTCTGTTAGAGAAAATGGATGTAAAAGAGTCACACCATTTTCTTCTCGATCTCCTTGATACTTTAAAGTAGCAGAAGGTCTACCTGATATATCGTAGTGTACTAAATCTTGTACGTGATACTGATTTTGATTAACGACACCACCAGAAAGTTGTTCAGAGATGACAACCGGACCTGTCAATGTTTGATTGACATATTCATATACGTGCGTTTTTGATGCATCTGATACTAGGACCTTATCCTCACCTACAGACAAGTTTGGTAGATACCTGTCTTCTCCTCCAGTATCAATACCTTCAGTCACTTGTGTTGTATAAGTTCCATGCAACCAATGATTAGTAACAACTTGTTTTGTCGTTCCGTCTCCAACAAAAGTTGGTATCAATTCTGGTTCTGCTACAAGTCCAATCGATCCTAAAGGACTAGATGTCCCTACAGCAATCATCTGATCGATATCTTGTATGTACAATCCTGTAGAGAAAGATTCAGTATCTCCATGCATTGGCATATTTGGATATGAAATAAATGCACTAGTGATGATCTTTTCTTTACCGCCAATCTTTGCGATCTGAAAACCACCATCATCAAAGTTGTATCTTGGTACGCCACCAAGCACTACGAAAGATGCGTTGGTGTACGTATACGTATCTCCTAGATAATTAGTTTCATCATACTGAAGAGATTCGAGATTGTCTAAATCAATGAATGAAAAGGCTCTACCATAATGCATAAATTCTTCACTGACATTTCTTCGAATATAACCATCTGGTATAACCAACCATTTATCTTTTGTGATGAACATGTATTCTGGATTCGGATAAATGCTACTCCAACCATCTATTAGTTTCACTTTAAAATGAAATGAATCTACTTCATTGAATAGGTCATCGTATACAACAATCTCCACCCCATATGGTTTTTGATTTTGTGCCTGCACCTCGTCAAGAAAATGACCTTCATTCTCATATGCAATGATATGTTTATTCGGACTAGATGCGATAGACCCACCGAATTTAGTATTTAAGTACATGGTGGTCATAATTAAGAACCCTCTCTTATAATATGATAGTATGACGATTGATCATTATCTCCGAAAGTATCCTTTAAAGATCCACGTCGATAATTTCGTCCATCTGTTCCTGTTACTGCGGTCATTGATATTTCTGAATACGGTTGTACTCGTGTATACACAATAGAGTTATTCCAAATTAGAGTGACAGTCGTATTAGGTTCTCCCGCAACTTCTGGATTTTCTTCTACAGATTCAGTCCACTCATATCGTGGGTATGTACCTGACCAATGTTCTTCATTGTCAGCTAGATCTTCTACTGGTTCTTGTGTAATTTCACTAGACCATCCGCCACGAGATATCTTAGTCGGGTTTAGCATATAATGTGTAAGAACCTTTCTCTTATCATTTACGTAAGAAAGAGAAGACCACCCTTCAATAACAAGACCTTCTTGTTCTTTCATCTCATTCAATTGAGCGCCATAAAGAACTTCAATATTTGCATCTCTAACTTTCATTATATTCTCAAATGAGTAGACGTATACTGCGCCGTATTCTTTTGTTCCGTCCATTTTAGTAGACGTTTCATCTGGAGAATGGAATATTATATGAGAATCTGAGACGGTAGGTTTTTCTACAAATGAGCTATACCTAATTTCTTGTAAAACTGGATCCCAACCATTCGGAAGAGTAGGATCAAAAATTCTATCGATCGCATATGGATGTAGAATAGAAACCGAAGGAACATGAGACCTATTTTGGTAGTATGGGTTGTCTTCTAGGGGTTGATTGACATTAGATTCGAAGTATACACTATTACCCACCACCATGACGTTTTCATCTACAGGCGTTGCCGTTCCAGGTTCAGGTGTTTGTGACTGTCTTATTACACCGGAGTATTTGTATCCATTCCCATAATCAGTTTGTAGTGTACCACGAACATAAGTTCTTCCATCATTTCCTTGTATAGTTGTAGGAATTTCATCAAATGAAGAGTAGTCCATTTGATGTATTATTTCGTTGTTCCATACGATGACTACACTAACATCTGTCGAACCGTCATTTACAGCATCATACTCTGACCACTCATACCTAGGAGTAGTACCACTCCAATGATTTACATTATCAGGTAGATCAGGTTCTGGCTCAGGTTCTGGTTCTGGTTCTGGCTCAGGTTCTGGTTGCGGTTCTGGCTCGGGTTCTGGTTGTGGTTCTGGTTCTGGTTCTGGCTGTGGCTCAGGTTCTGGTGGATTTACAATAATGCCACCATCGATCTCTTTGATAAAATACAATGTGTTTTCATCTTTCGATGTTATCGCATCATACTCAGATTGTGTTCCAACCCATACGTTGATTGCGTCGCCTGAGTTTTGATCTATAATACTCATGTTAGTTTCCTACGATTATTTGATCGTTACTATATTGTATAGACGTTATGGTTTCTTCGCCTAGTTTGATTGTTTCAATTCTTGTGGTGCCGAAGAATACGTTGAACTCTGGTTCTTGCTCTTGTATATCTACAGTATCAGCAACAGGGTCTGGTTGAATTCTTTTGTTTTGTGTTCTATTGATCAGATTGACATCGATTGTAGTTTCCGAAAAGTCTGCATCTTTACAATCAAATACGTCTGACAGGTATATATTATCTTGCCCGATCGAGCAAGACCCTGGAGCTTGAACCGCCGCGAATGTTCCATACAGTTCTTCAATTCTCTGTAACGTCATCCCTTCAAACAGACGCAGTGTGACTTCTGAACTTAGAATGAAAGACTCATCAACAGGATCAGTCTCTCGCATCGTCATCAAGTCATACTGTGGTGTAGTTGAAGCGTGTGCTTCTGTCTCAAGAAACAAGTACGGTGTCTCTAGTGGATCTGTACCTTCACCCGCAGTATCTAAAGTCCCGACGCCCTTCGTCGCAACATCCGCAGCAAGATAGAATCCTGCAGGGTGTACGAACTTCTTATAGAGAGAGTCGTAGTCAGCAGACGACAAACCTGTTTTCAAAAGAACTGAAAAGATTTGAAATCTTCGGTTGTCTGTGATAAACTTGACAGACTCTGGACCGATCAAAGAATTTCCTGGCTTGTCGTTTAAGTAGAAGATGTTCTCTTTCGGATAAAAGACTTCAACGTCTTCATTAAAGAACATCTTGAAAAATTGCTCAGCAGAATTCTGTGTACCTTTGATACGATAGAAATTTGCTAGAAGTCTTGCAGAGAGTCTTGCGCGGTCTTCGCGAATGTCCTCTGGAAAGATCGTATGATCAACACCGTTACCTATCTCTCTTAGTAGATAATCTAATGCGTCTAGTTCTGTTGTGGTGATGTCACGAAGGTCAAACAACTCTTTGATCTTGGCTTCGTACGAAATAGAATCATCTTCTTTCGTATAGTCGTAGTACCTCTCTAGAAACTTAACTAGTAAAGGATATTCAGAATCAAAAAAGTCAGGTAGTAATTCTGATACCTGACTATTGTGTAGTTTGACGTTCGATCTTTGCATTACAATAGAACCTTAGTGCCGTCTCGTTCTACGTTTACTAGTACAACCGAGTCGTCGTCTAGTTCAAACAGATAGTTTCTCAACGGCATAATTGTACTCTGATTCGCAGGAGTCGCATTCACTTTGATGATGTCGTTTGTTTCTCTCTCCATACGCCATGCTTTGAAGTTTACTGTACCGTCTGCAGGTTGATAGTCACCTACATTAGACACCAATACATTGTCACGCGTGTCCATAACTTGTAGAGTAAGCGAACCCAGTTTGTTTTTAATTACTGCGTTTTGATTGTAATATCGGAAAGGAGATGTTACAATAACATGATCGTCGTTATCAGGTGTTGCAAGTAAGAAAGGGAAGTTGACTGTGATGTCTTGTTCAATAAAGTCTGGCGGTGTCGTATTTTTCAGTTGATGATACGCATCTACTTCATCGAAGAATGGTCGTATGTTTATCTGACGTAGTGCACTGACGGTCATCTTAGAGTTAAGTATCGATGGACTTGAATCGTCGATAAGACTCAATAGGTTTGATCGACGGAAGATAGACCCAAACAAATCCATCTCGTTCAAGAAGTGGTTGGTGATTAGATCTTTAATTTGTTGTCGATACGATTCAGAATTTGTCGTTGAAAGTGTAGAATCTATGTTGAAGGATGTCATCAACTTAAGGTAGACGATCTCTGGATCTACGAACTCAGTCTCGATAGACATGATAGATCGAAAGTCAGTCAGATTCTCTCGAATCAATGTCTTGACTTCTTCTTTCACTGTATCTGTATACCCACCTTGGAAGTTAAGTGCAACGAATACTGATCCGAACTTAGGTGGTATGTTGTCGTTACCGCCCCATGCAATCACGTCACTGATATACTGACCGTAATTACTCTGAATCATTGCGATGTAATCGTCTGCGGTAACAAGTCGTTGTTGAGTCGCGAATGCGCGTGGTGCGTTGATCTTGATTTCATCAATGGTTTCTTTCTCTGAAGCGCCAGCAGATGGCATCCTCGTGGCGACTGTTACATCTTGGTCGTTAAATATATTAGTTCTAAACGCGACTGCGCCGTTGGCATTCTTTTGCGATGTAGAAATATAACTGACTTCAATGACATTACCCGTCTTAGGTCTCTTACCCAACAACTCGCCATCACCGAAGTACATTTCGTAATCTCCACTAGGAGATTCTCGTAACATGTACACACGCGAGTCGTTAGTGATTGCAGGTACATCTAGAATATTTTTATATCTGACAGACACATTGGCATTTGAGTTTTCATAGACTTGAACAATCATAGTTGATGTATCGATGTTCTCATCAGGGATAACAAAGACAGTATCTACACTGTCGTCTGCAAAGAAAGTCTTTGTACGTTGTTCGCCTTCATACACCTTAACGTCGGAGAATACGAACTCATCATTCTCGTTTCGTGTTGCGGTATAGTTTTGATTAGTATAGAATACAAATGCGGTTTCGTCAATAGCGGTTATGAATTGTGATCGAGAAGGTATACTTTCTTGACCTACAAGACCGCCTGGATCTGAAACTGTAACGGTTAACACTGCAATAGAAGATGACTTAGATCTAGGGGTGTACCCTAGAGATTCCGCATGACCGACAGCAGAAGACCTTAGTTGCGATGTAGATAGGAAAGACTCATTGATTGCCATGTTAGCGATCAATGCGTTAATATGAGTGTTGTACGCAAGAACATCTAGGATACTAGACAATCCACTCGCATCGAAGTCGTAGTCTTTAAACTCGGATGTGTTTTTAAAATAAGTCTTTAACTTACTCTTAATGTTTATGAAGTCTAGATCACTTGTATTGACTGTCATTTATCTCGCCCTTGATATTGAAAGTTCCATCGTTACGACTTTCGGTGTATTAATCACTTGAAAGACAATCGTAAGAGAAACTGCATTGTAATCGCCTTGAATGTTTGCAGTCACACGTCGAAGTACTGCACGAGGTTCAAATAGTTTTATCTGAGTTTTCACAGCCTCTTCGATATCGTATGCTTCAATCTCTGTATCTAATTGAAACAAAAACGACTCTAGGTCGCCACCATACACAGGTTTGAATGGAACCGACCCACGATTAGTCATCAATAGATTCTTGATTGACTGACGAACAGCCGACGCTTCTGTTTTCTTGTAAACGTCGTTCGTATCTCGGTTCCGTTCAAACGAACAATCTATATCTGAGTTAGTGCGCTTTACCGATGTAGTAATAGGTGCATTACTTAGATTGCCATCTTGAATTGAGAATTGCTTACCCATGTCGTGAAACTCTTTTCTTTGTATTTATACAAGAACTGGAACATCAATCTCAGGTAATTCTGGTAAAGTAATATCGAACGAAGTCGGTACCCCTAATAACTCAAGAACATCACAGAAAGTGAGCGTGAGAAAATCAAGTAGTTTGCCAAGACCAATCGCATCTAAAAACTTTTTAATTTTCTTAATCCATATGTTGAGTAGTTCTTTAACAACCACCGTTTTCCAGTCTTTTGCTGCTGCGACTAACTTGTCTATCTCTTGTTCGATAGATATTACTGTCTTATCGATGTCACCACCAAATATCTCTCTGAGGGTTAAATCAAACGGAGAAGGTAAAGGAATAGAAAGGTCCATGATCTCATCAATCATCTGTTTTTTGATTTTGCTTATCTCTTCGTCAGAATCAAACTCTTCAATATCTTTTTCTAGTTGTTCTACCTGATCTTCTATGCGTTCTATCTCACGATTCATTTTTTCTTTTGCAAGATCAATCTGCAGTCGTATCCATGTCTCGGCGTCGAAGTTAAGCAAGTCAATAATTTTAGGCAGACCTAGTGCGTCCCATATTTCCTTGAACTTCTCTATTAGTTTAGTAAACATCTTATGGAGAGTATTTGTACACCAGTCCATAATCTCACTCTTGATATATTTCCAGGTGAGTTTCGCCTTGTACTCGTTGACAACTAGACCGAACTCACCATCATAGTACCGCAGTTCTTCTGGCACTAGTTTGTAAATCGCGTCTAGTACTTTAGCAGCTTCGTCATTCAACATGCCCTTTGCGCTGTCGTATGCGTCTTGTTCTAACTTACCACTCTTGAAGTCTGCTTCTAGTTGTTCTAGTTTGGCAAAGTATTCTTCTGTATATCCTGATATCTGATTGACCAACTCTTCTTGATATGCTGGGTCGGTAATCTTAAGAACATCAATTGAAAACCCCAGTATATCGACTTCGAACGATATAGGTATAATCTTGTTGATCAACTCTAACATCTTAAGTGGAATGTAGATATGATACTCTTGAATTAATTCTTCGATCGCATCTTCTGCTTCTTTCTCCCAGTCTCTTACTTTACCTTTCTTCCAATAAGG